TAGCGATATTCCCTGTACCAAGCAGTGACTTCCGTGTGTCGATAGCTTCAGAGGAACTGTCTCGCATCCAACAAGACGTTGAGCGTAGGGTTGCTGATGCACAGAGCAAGGCAATGATCGAGGTGTGGCAACGCATCTACGATAAGGTCAAGCACATGGCTGAGAAACTAGCCGACCCCAAGTCTATCTTCAGAGATAGCATGGTTGAGAACATCCGTGAACAGTGTGACTTACTGTCTCGCTTGAATTTCATGGATGACCCCAACCTAGAAACACTTCGACAAGAAGTTGAAACTACGTTACTCAAGCATCCTGATGCTCTACGTAACGACCCCGATCTTCGCCGTGATACAGCGGCAGAAGCAAAAGCAATCATGGACAAGATGTCCGTTTTCATGGGAGGTAAATGATGACTAGCGTAATGCCTAAAGAGGAGGTGATACCAATCACCCCACAAGAAGAAGCCAAGCTGAAGATACGTCTTGCGAAAGCAAAGACCTCACTCATACTTGAGCATCCGTTCATTGGTACTGTGGCACTCAACATGCCGTTCGTACTGAGCCGTGAGATACCAACTGCCTCAACGAATGGCAAGCGTGTGCGGTTTAACCCTGACTTCTGTAACGAGTTGACAGATGAGGAGTTGAAGTTCCTTGTAGCACATGAGTGTTTACATCCGATGCTTGAGCACAACTACCGCAGACAAGAGAGACAACATCGCCGTTGGAACAAGGCGGCTGACTACGTAATCAACAAGTTGTTGGTAGACGATAACATTGGCAAGATGCCCCCTAAGGGTTTGCTTAGTGATGATATTCACAAAGCAGGCAACGGAACATCCGATGGTATCTACAACATCCTTGAAGATGACGAGGGTGGTGGAGGTGGTGGGTACGGCGGAGATGGTGACCCTCTCGACAACTGTGAAGATGCTGAGGGTTCACAAGCCGAGCAAGCACAAGAGCAAGCCGAGTGGAAAGTCAAGGTAGCACAAGCGGCACAAGCCGCAAAGATGATGGGCAAGTTGAGTGCAGGTATGGAACGACTGGTTGACGAGGTACTCAGACCTAAGGTTGACTGGCGTGATGTGATGCAACGCTTCTTTGTCAAGTGCAAAGACGATACCCGCTCATGGGCTAGACCTAACCGCCGCTTTATAGCACAAGGTTTATATCTGCCAAGCACCAGTGGTGAGACGATGGGTGAGGTGTTGTTTGCAGTGGACTGCTCAGGTTCAATCACTCAAGACATTATCAATCAGTTCGGTGCTGAGATTCGTACAGTCAAGGAGGATATGTTCCCAACACGTATCCATGTGGTGTACTTTGATAGCGAGGTGAGCCACTACGAATCGTATGGTGTAGATGATGAGTTAGACATCAAGCCACACGGCGGTGGAGGTACTGCGTTCAGCCCTGTGTTTGAGTACATCGAGGAACACGGCATCGAACCTATCGCAATAGTGTTCCTGACTGACCTGTGTTGTGATGACTTCGGTAACGAACCCAACTGTCCTGTGTTGTGGGTATCTACCGATGAGGGCACTGCACCTTTCGGAGAAGTGGTACTGATGTGATTACATACGGCGAGTTATTTGCCGTGTGTTTGTTCGTAGGTATGGGTGTTTACATCTCGTACCTACGCTCTGAGATACGGAATCATATTCGTGCAGGGGTTTTACTCTCTGCTTTGGTACATGATGTTGCCGATGGCAACGTAGAAATAGAAAGGCATGAAGATGGTATTAGAGTACGAGTTAAAAATGAGAGTCGTTCGGAGTCTGCAAACCTTAGCAGACACTATCAGGGAACTTTACCCTGACCAAGAGTTTGTCGTTATGTACGACATTGAAAACAAGTTGGCGGAAGCCAATGAGATGGTGTATCAACTAACAAAAGGAGAGTGACATGGCTACAGTTAGATTTAGTAAAGACTTACAGGATGCAATCGTAAAGAACGCAGAGAACATGTTTAACAAACAGATAAATGCGGCAAGGGATAGCATCAATGCAACGTGGGGTGATCGCATCTATGAAATCATCCATCGTAAATACATCCCTGCTATGAACGCACTACCGATGTGCTTCTTCAGCGAGACTTCTAACATGAAGGTATCAAAAATCAACGGCAAAGATGTTGGTGGATTGGAGTGCAAGCTAACTAGCACACGCCCTGTTCCCAACACCCTACCCAAAGATGTACCTGCTAGGGGTAGAGACTATCACGGCTACGAGTTAGTTGGTGACGAGTGGGATGAGATAGCCCAAGAGATTGAGGACTACCGCAACAATATCAAAGCAGTAGTGCAGAAGAAAACAAACTTTGTCAATGCAGTCAAGGAAGTTATCACTGCACACGCAACACTATCCCCTGCATTGAAGATGTGGCCTCCACTGTGGGACTTGATACCCGAGGACTACAAAGATAGGCATCGCCAAGTAGTAGAGCGTGAGAAGAAAGAGGTCGTAGTTAATGTTGACCTTGGTACTCTGACTGCTACTGTAGTAGCCCACAAACTCACACGCTAATATGCAGTCACGTATATCAACAAAGCTAATGGTACGCCTTGCTATGGAAGCGGGTGCAGACTATTCCAAGGAACGTGAGGAGGGTATGTATACCAACCTCAGTCTGTACAAATACACCAAGGCATACCATGAGTATCAAGTAAAGCGCATGAAGAAAATCATACGCCAATCAATTCGAGAAGCCCTCGAAGAAGCCCTTAAACATCACAACGTGGAGGTAATCCGATGACCTACTATCATCAAGCCGCAATACAAACATACGATCAGGCTAAGCGCCTGTATGGTACATGCCGTTTCCCTGACAAGGGTAAGCCAGTCAAAGGATGGTGTCGCCTACATAAAGTAGACGAGAACTTTGAACTGCGCATGGACAACAAGACTATCTGTGTCTTTGCACCTGACAACACGTTGACGTTTACCATGACGAGTGCTCAAGCAAAGAACTATTCCATCACACTAAGCCAAGCACTAGCCCGAGCAATACCTATTGGATGGGAGAGGGTAGCCACTGGTCGCCATCGTGTAATACATACCAAGAAGATAGCGGGTTCTTATGGTGCTCACCGATGGGAACAATGGCGAGAGGCTATGAAAGCTGAAGGTATCGAAGTATTCAACGGCATCAAATTCAATCTCGATACTGGTGAGTGTATGAACGCCAAGCCAACCACTGATGCACAAGTTGTTCCTGCTAAACGTACCGAGTGGTTACGAGCCTTGCGTGTGTTCAAGCGGGGGTTGAAGGTACGTGCCAAGCTAGGTGTACTAGATTCTATCTGTCAAGATGTTATAGCAGAACGCACACGCACTAAGACTAGATACGACTGGGTTCAACCCGACTGGTCTAACGAAAAATGGATTGACTTGTTGTTCGATTCAATTAAAAATAACCAACACCCAACAGAGTTGTTATACGGTTTCGCTCAGAGCGTACAGGGTAGGACGTACTACCACATCGCTATCAATAAAGAGACAACGCTACAAGCGGCTGACGGTGTATGTGCTGAACTAAGCGTACAACTACGCCGTAAGTTCGGTGTGTTCGGTGATGACGAAGATGAGTACGGTGCGATATACAAATCCATAGAACAAGAGAAAGCAAAAAGTGAAGTGCCCTGAGTGCAACACATGGGTGTCTGTTAAAGAAACCCGATCTCGCCCCGCCAATACGGTGTATCGTAGGTATGAATGTGCCAACGAGCATCGCTTTACTACGTTAGAAACAGTAACACGTGTCATCAAACCCAAGGAGAAAGACGATGAAGAAAAGTAAATCAGCGAAAGTAGCAGAGTATTTTTTGAAGCACCCCAATGCAGTACCGAAAGATGTTGGTGCTAAGTTCACTATGCACATGCCGCAGGTGTACGGCATACGTAAGCGTGTGCTCAGTGGTTCTATGCTAGGTGAGGTAGTCAACCCACAGATTACTGATGCGGTAACACAGTTCGTACCAAGCGACAAGGTAGATGCTTTGCAGATAGGCGGTGACCACTATAAGAACATGGGTGTGCAACCTTGGAAGGCAATGGAATCATGGATGACACCCGAACAGTTCGCAGGATTCTTGCGGGGTAACGCTATCAAATATCTTGCACGATGCGATGTTAAGGGTGGCATTGACGACATCAAGAAGGCACGGCATTACATCGACAAACTTGTTGAGGTGATGAATGGTGTGTAGCCTATCGTTTTATGGGGGCATACTTGTAGGTATAGGACTTCTACTAGCCCTAGCACTAATTGCATTTATGTTTGTGTTTATAAAAAATAATTGAGGGTGACATGGACATAGTAACGATTGACTTTGAAACCTACTACGACAAGGAGTACTCCCTGTCTAAGATGACCACGGAAGCATACGTACGTAGCCCTGACTTTGAGGTCATCGGTGTAGGCGTGAAGGTAAACGACTACCCCACAGACTGGTATAGCGGAGACAACGTGGGGAAATTCCTCAACAGTCTTGACTACCGCAACAAGGCAATCCTCTGTCACCATACTGCTTTCGATGGGGCAATCCTATCGTGGCACTTTGGCATCAAGCCTAGGCTATGGCTTGACACACTCAGCATAGCAAGACCCTTGCACAATCTCACAGTAGGGGGAAGCCTTGCCGCACTCACTACCTACTATGGACTAGGCAAGAAGGGTGATGAGGTTGTCCAAGCATTGGGTAAACGCAAGGCAGACTTCACACCCGAAGAACTTGCACGATACGGAGAGTACTGCAAGAACGATGTGGAGTTGACCTATGCTTTGTTCAACAAGATGAAGAAAGGTTTTCCTGTCAGCGAGTTGCTGGTCATCGACCAAACGCTACGCATGTACACCGAGCCGACCATCGAGTTGGATGTGCTTCTCTTGCGTGAACATCTTGAGGAAGTAATTGCCCGAAAGGATGGACTGATCTCAGACATGGGGTTGACTGGTGTTACCAAGGAAGTGTTGACCAAGACACTAATGAGTAACGAGATATTCTCCAAGTATCTTATTAACCTTGGCATCGAACCCCCGAGTAAGGTCAGCGCACGTACAGGCAAACAGGCGTGGGCATTTAGTAAGACGGACAAAGCGTTCACCGACTTACTGGAACATCCTGATGAGCGTGTGCAGAACGCAGTAGCCGCTCGCTTAGGGGTCAAATCAACCATCGAAGAAACCCGAACCGAAGCCCTACTGGGTGTCGCTCAACGTGGATGCTTGCCCATCATGCTCAACTATTATGGTGCACACACAGGGCGATTTAGCGGTGGCGATAAGCTGAACTTGCAGAACCTACCTGCACGTGGGAACAACAAGATCAGGCGGGCACTACGAGCACCCAAAGGACAAGTTCTTGTGGCTTGTGATTCGTCACAGATTGAGGCCCGCATGGTTGCGTGGATTGCAGGACAGGATGAGTTAGTCCAAGCGTTTGCTGAGGGGCGGGATGTATATAGTGAGTTCGCATCCGATGTGTATGGGCGCAAGATTACCAAGGGGGACAAGATAGAACGATTCGTAGGTAAGACCTGTATCCTTGGTCTTGGCTACGGCATGGGCGCAGAGAAGTTCCGACGTACCCTTGAGATAGGGCAAGGTGGTGTGAACGTAGTGATCGACCTTAACGAAGCTGATCGTATTGTCCGACTCTATCGACAGAAGAACCACAAGATTGTGGCACTATGGCAGAGGTGTGGACACGCACTGACTGGTATGACCCAAGGTGATAGTGGCAACATACATCCTCTGGTTAGCTACGACAACACAGGCATCACACTCCCCAACAAGTTGCAAATTAAATACCCTGCACTACGCCAAACCAACAGCGGGTTTGAATACATCGCTGATGCACGTACCTACCGCAAGGCAGTTAAAGATCGCGTGACTACTGGTACAACGGATGATATAAGTTGGACTCGTATCTACGGTGGCAAGGTCACAGAGAATCTGATTCAAGCACTTGCTCGTATCGTTGTGTCTGAACAGATGACTGCCATTGGTCGCCACTACCACGTGGCTTTCCAAGTCCACGATGAGATCATCATCACTGCCCCTGAAGAACAAGCGCAACACGCAGAGAAACTTATTGTCGAGATCATGTCTACCCCTCCAAGCTGGGCAAGCACGTTGCCAGTTGCATGTGAAGCGGGTACTGCAAACAATTATGGAGAAACCTAATGACACACAAGGAGCGCAACACATGACTAAAACGAGTAAGCCAATAACGGTTAAACCGACTACATGGTTTGGCAACCCTGCAAAAACAGCCCAGTGGTGCACGTGCCCAAACTGCGGAAAGCAAAGCCCACTGACACTTGAATGGGTTGGTTTGTCTGAACAAGACATCAACGAACTTAAATTTAACCTGCCCGACCTTTACTATTGGGTTGATGTGGTGAGAGCAACGGAAAAAAGATTGAAGGAAAAGAACATATGACTATCGCTGAAATCAAACGCACACCACGTAACACCGAAGCCCTCGCATTACTTGAGGCAATCATCAACACAGTGCAAGACAATGAGGACGCATCCAATCTCATGGTGCTTGTGAAGATTGGTGACAACTACCATCGCTACTCTACGAATCTGATTGACACCATGTCGTTAATTGCCGCCTTAGAACTGGCAAAGTTCGATGTGTTGCAACGCATGTCAGAGTAGGCTATACTGAAACTTCCAATTAAACAGAGAACCCTGAGGACACCCCTCGGGGCTATGACCTATGCGCCTTAGCCACTCTTACTCGTCCATCAAACTGTACGAGAACTGCCCATTGCGTTACTTCCGACAACGTATTGTCAAGGATGTGATAGACGAAGGGGGTGAAGCCAGTAAGTACGGTGAACGAGTTCATGCTTTCCTTGAGACACGACTCAAAGAGAACACCCTCTTACCGCAAGAGGTAGCCCATTACGAATCCCTTTGTTCCTCAGTCGAACGCATCGCTCAAGGTGGCGAACTGTGCATAGAGAAAGAGCTAGTCCTAACCGACAACCTTACACCAACAACTTGGTGGGAGCCTGACGCTTGGCTACGATCTAAACTTGACATCCTTGTAATCACTGGCGAGATTGCCGTAGTGATGGACTGGAAAACAGGTAAGAGAAACGCTGACCAATTCCAAATGCAACTGTTCGCCGCCCAAGTATTCAAGCACTATCCTGAGGTGACAAGGGTCAAGACTTCCCTAGTGTGGCTGAAGGACATGGCTATGGACACCGAGGTGTACTATCGCAGTGGTGTCAACACGATATGGGCTGAGGTTATGAAGCGTATCCAACGCATCAACGACTCATTGGAACATGACAACTGGCCTGCCAAACCGAGTGGCTTGTGCCGCTATTGCCCTGCCCGACACAACTGTGACTATGCTAGGGTTTAACCCTACTTGACATTCATGTAAAGAGGAGTAATATATGAGTTCACTGACCCCCGAAGGCAAGATAAAACGTAAGGTTGTTGAGTTACTTAAGAAGCACGATGTGTGGTACTTCTTCCCCGCCAGTAATGGCTTTGGTAAAGCAGGTATCCCCGACATCATTGCGATTGCAAAGGGCAAGTTCATAGGCATTGAGGTCAAAGCTGACAAGACCAAGAAGCCAACGGTATTGCAGGTCAAGTGTGGTGAAGAAATACAACGAGCAGGTGGATGGTGGTTCTTAGTGTATGACGCTGACTCCCTCCACTCTCTTGAGCAAGCATTAGAAGAAAAACTTTACAGGTGATGACATGGTAGTGGTGGAACAAGCAAGGACACTTGCTATGAAATTAAACAATCCGAATAGGGTTCTCGACAGTATCCCAACTGCCAAGCCCTACACGGTACGTGGTGTGCCCCTTGTGGTAGCACCGCATGGACTGGATGAGGTCAGGGTTCTGCGTAACCTTGGCATCAAAGCACCATCGCCCATACTGCACTATTACAAATGGTGTGGTCAACACAAACCATACGAGCACCAACGACAGACGGCGGCGTTCCTTACGCTTAACCATTGTGGGTTGGTACTCAACGAGATCGGTACTGGCAAGACACAATCTGCATTGTGGGCGGCTGACTATTTGATACAGACCAAGCAGATTAAGAAGGTGCTCATCATCTCTCCACTATCTACGCTTGAACGTGTATGGGCTGACGCTATCTTTACAGGGTTTGTGCACCGTAAATTTGTTGTGCTTCATGGAACATCTGAGAAGCGCCGCAAGTTACTGAACACTGAGGCTGACTTCTACATCATCAATCACGATGGATTCCCCATCATCTGTGAAGAAGCACACGGCAAGTTTGACTTGGTGATCGTTGACGAAGCGGCAGTGCTACGTAACCCATCAACACAACGGTTCAAGATATTTCGTAGATGGATGGCAAACAATTTGACAGCACGTTTGTGGTTGATGACTGGTACACCAACACCCAATGACCCGACAGACGCATGGGCACTTGCCAAGTTAGTTGGTTCACCATTCTGTACCAAGACATTCACGGCGTTCAGAGAACAAGTGATGATGAAGATTGGTCAATGGAAATTTGTACCAAGACCTGAGAGCGTAGAGATTGTGAAGCACATCCTACAACCTGCGGTCAGGTACACGCGGGACGAATGTTTTGAGTTGCCCGACACAATCATTCAGACTCGTCAAGTAGAACTCACTGCGGAACAGAAGAAGCATTACTCACAGATGCTTAAACATTTTGTTACGGAGATGAGCGCAGAGGGAACGATCACTGCGGTCAATGAGGCAGTCAAGATTCAGAAGTTAGTTCAGATCGCTTGCGGCGTAGCCTATGGTGATGATGGACAGAACATTGGAATTGATTGCAGTCCACGTATTAACTTAGTAAAGGAGGTGATAGAAGAAGCAGGAGAAAAAGTAATTTTATTTGTACCACTCACTGGCACATTGCACATGCTTGAGAAAGAACTCAGCAAGCACTGGTCGGTTGCAGTTGTGAACGGCGAGGTATCCGCAAGCAAGCGTAACCAAATCTTCCACGACTTCCAACATGCCAAGACACCGCATGTATTGATTGCTCATCCCGCAACAATGGCGCATGGACTCACTCTAACGAGTGCGTCAACGATCATATGGTATGGCCCTATCAATAGCAACGAGCAATATGTTCAAGCGAATGGGCGCATTGAGCGCATAGGTAAGAGGCAAGTATCCAATGTCGTACACATAGAGGCAACAGACCTCGAACACAAAATGTACGAACGCTTGAAGAATAAACAAAAGCTTCAAGGATTGCTTCTTGATTTAATTCAACAACAGACAAGAAGGTGACACATGACTGTCAGAGTAGACGACGTAATTGCTACGTACATGAAACTACGTAACGAGAAGGAAGCCATCGAAGCCGAGATCAAGAGCCAAGTAGCAGGACTCAAAGCGAAGATGGACAAGATAGAAGCGTGGCTTAAAGAGCAAGCAGATGCACAGGGCGTTACCTCATTCAAAGGTAAACATGGCACTGCGTTCTTAACCACTACAGACTACGCCAACGTAGCCGACTGGGATGCCGTACTGGAATTTGTTAGAACAAATGAAGCGTTCGACATGCTGGAGAAACGTGTAAGCAAGATTGCAGTACGTGGGTACATTGAACGTAACAAGGCAGTACCCGCAGGTGTGACCTATGGAACAAAGATAGATGTCACTGTTCGTAAACCAACAATGAAAGTTGAGGACTGAACCATGAAAATCATTAGAGAATGGATTAAGCAAGCCGCATATGAAGGTACGCATCAAGCGTTAACAGAACACGCTACTGCCACCAAAATAAAACGCAAGCTAAACATCGAACCCATTGACAACGAGTATGTACAAGAACACCTTGCCGCTGAGAGAGCACGTGCAGTGGCAACGCAATGGCAACAAGGCGGTTTCGCCAAATCCAAACGTGCGACTAACCGCACATAACCCGCTCACCAAAGGAGAATATCTATGAGCAACATCATCCCCGCAAACATTCAAGTTCCCGCCCACCTCGCTGGTCGTATCGGTGTGCCATCTGCATTGGCACAATCCCTTATGGGCGGTATCAGTAGTGCTGAATCGTTCCCACGTATCAGCATTAAGGGTAGCCGCTTCCGTATTGTCGAAGGCGGTAACGAGACTGTATTAGATACCACTGCACTAGAAGTAGTGATTGTTGGTGCAAACCCCCGCCTGTCAAAGACTTGGTACGCCAAGGCATGGACAAAAGATTCTGAGCCAGTTGCACCTGACTGCTTCTCGCTTGATGGCATTGGCCCTGACCAGTCATCGACAGACCCACAGAATGATCTTTGTGCTTCTTGCCCACAGAACGCATGGGGTTCTAAGATTGCTGAGAACGGACAACAAATCAAGGCTTGCTCCGATCAGAAACGTCTTGCTGTAGTGTCGGCTGACGACCCTGCTGGCCCTGTGTACCTCCTGCAAGTTACACCTGCCGCACTCAAAGGTTTCAATGCCTACGTCAAAGAACTCTCTATGCGTGGTATCCCACCTGAGATTGTCAAGACCAAGATCACATTTGATACAGACGCATCCTTCCCTAAATTAAAATTCGGGTTGTCTGGATTCCTTGACGATGAGTCGCAAGACGCAGTTGACAAGTTGTTTGGGTCTGCCGAAATCCGTGAGATCACTGGCGAGAATCCAAGGCAAGCAGTTGAAGTGCCAAAGATTGCCGCCAAACCAGTTGCCCCGAAACCCGCCCCTAAGGTTGCTGAACCAGTAGAACCTGCACCTGCCCCTGCACCTACACAAGCGGCTACCCCAAAGCGTGGTTTCGGTGCATCTAAACCTGCGGCGAAAGCTACCCCTGCTGCTGCGGCCCCTGTCAACACACAAGCAGCAACATCTTTGGCTGACGAGATCGCTGCCCTTGTAGGTGAGGTGAACGCAGATGACGCCTAAACCGCCTCTCGACTTTACAAAGGTCGAGTCGCTTCGTAGGCATATGCTTCTGACAACTACGGATTTATCCCAGTTGTTAGGGGTATCTCGCATGACTTATTATGGATGGGTGAGAGGCAAGAAAATCCGCCAGTCCAATGACCAGTCAGTGAGGGCAATGCTACGCAAACTGCTGGCAGTAATGTCCGAACACCAATGGCCTACGCCTGAGGTGATTGGGATGGAACAGAAGCAGAGAAAAGAGCGTCTCGTTGAGATATTGAGTAACTATAACTGAAGGGGTGAGGGGAGAAATCCCCTCGCTGACAGGGGCACATGAACACGTTGGAACATCTCCAGCGGGTTCTACCGTCGGAAGGTTTTTATGTCACGACAGTCATCAATCCTGATGGCAATAGACAAGGATTCTTTTCTACAGTAGACGAACTCGCAAAGGCAGTAGCTGGCCTTGACCAAACAGGCAACAACACATACTTCGCCATCTCCGCATTTAAGGAGAAGGGAAGCCGCAAACAAGATAATGTCCGAGCGATTAAGGTTGTCGCCTTGGACGTTGACTGTGGGAACAACAAGCCGTATCCATCGTGGAAGGAAGGACTTGTTGCACTAGGTACATTCATTCAAACAATGAACTTGCCTAAGCCCATGATCGTATTCTCAGGCAACGGACTACATGTCTACTGGTGTCTGACGGAAGAACTCGAACCAGCTAGATGGAAACCAATCGCTGAAGCAATGAAGTCAGCGGCGATTGCGAACGAGTTTCATATTGATGCAGGGCTAACTGCCAACAGTGCATTGGTGCTACGCCCCATTGGGACACACAATCCTAAGAATGGTAACGAGGTTAAGTTACTGGTGGACGCTGAGCCAGTGAGTCCTGAGTTGCTGAAGTCTTGTCTTGTTTCCCACCTAGCTCACGAGGTGAGCCTGCCACGTAATACAACTGGCAGTAAGTTGCTACAAGACATGGCAGTCAAGACTGAGTTCCCACCTACCATTGGTGCGGTTGTCGTTAAGAAATGCCAACAGATCAAGTGGGCAGTAGAGAACCAAGGCGAGGTCAAAGAACCTCAGTGGTACAACCTAATGGGAGTCGCCGCATTTTGTGTTGAGCCTGAGGCTACGGCTATTGAGTGGAGTCAGAACCACCCAAAGTTTGACGCACAACGAACATTGCAAAAGCTGATCCAGTGGAAAGACAACACAGATGGGCCAACACGTTGTGGTAAGTTTGACATAGACCGTCCCGGGGGATGCAAGGGATGCAAATTTAAGGACAAGATAAAGAGTCCTGCCGCTCTTGGGTTGCAGTACCAACAGATTGCACCACCACAAGATGTACTAGACAAGGCGGCGTTTGATGTACCCATGCCACGTGGGTTTAAGCGCACCGCTGATGGTATCAAGATGACCATTGACGAGACAGATATTGACGTATGTTCGTTCGACGTCTACCCCGTGGGCTACGGTCGTGACGAGGGTCTTGGTTACGAGACTGTGCGCTACCACTGGAATCGTCAGCATAAGGGCTGGCAAGAACTTGCTCTGAGACAAGCACACCTCACAGACGGACATAGAGAGTTTGCTTCCACCATTGCCGATCAAGGCATTGTCCTCAACAATAAAAGACAGACGGAGTACTTCCAACTTATGCTACGTTCATACATGGATGAATTGCGGCAGAAACGTGCGATGACCAATCTGTACGCCACGATGGGATGGAAAGAAAACTTCTCCCAGTTTGTGATTGGTGACACGCTTCTACGCCGAGAGCCTGACGGTTCAGTCAGTGAAGAAAACATCAGCCTATCCGCTGGCACTCAACGACTTGGCAACGAGTTGTATGGTGTATCAGGAGACGCCCAACAGTGGGCAGACTTCACCTCTGTGCTTGAGAAAACAGGATTGCACTGGCACATGTTCGCACTTGGTGTCGGACTATCTGCCCCCCTGTATGCGTTCACTGGCCTTAAGGGTCTGACTGTTTCATTGTTCGGCCCATCAGGTGGAGGCAAATCATTGATACAGATGTGGGTGCAATCAATCTATGGTGACCCTGACAAACTACACTTTGCCGCCAAGTTCACACAGAACACTTTGTTCGGACGTATGGGTGTCTATGCCCACATGCCGATGACCATTGACGAAGTTACCTTGATGCTAGATAAAGAGGTCGGTGACTTTGCATACTGGGTATCCCAAGGTAGAGACAAGGCACGACTGAACCGTAACGCCGAAGAACGTGGTGCAAAGACATGGGCAATGCCTGTGCTTGTATCCACCAACAAGTCTCTGCAATCTAAACTGGTTGCATCTGGGCTTGAGACTGACGCACAGATGGCACGGCTTCTTGAGATTGATATACCACTGCACGAACTGTTCACAAGAGACAGTACAGGCGGTCGCAAGATTCACCAGTTTATCCATACCAACTACGGACACGCAGGACGCTTATTCATAAAGAAGTTGTTGGAGCTTGGAGCCGATGGAGTACGCGCTGCGATTGACCACGCCACTGCTGACTTCCACAAGAAGTACAAAGCCAGTTTTGTAGGACAGGAACGCTACTGGGAACAAGCCATCATCCTGTCAGACTTAGCCTCACGCTTATGTGTTGAATGGGGAATCATCAAGTACGACTACACCCTTGGCACTGAGTGGGTCTTGAAACAACTGGGTGCAATCAGACGTAGTGTGGTTGAGAACAAGATGGATGCGTTCGATCTATTCTCCAACTACCTAAACGACAGTGCTGGAGCCGCTGTAACTGTGATGCACACAGGCACAGACAAAGGTGTTGTGGATTACTCAAGGATGCCACGTGCTGACATCCGTGTTCGGTTCGACACATACAGACGCACTGCGGCAGACAAGTTTGACAAAGGTGTTGTGCTTGTTGACCGCACCCACTTCCGTAGATGGTTGGCACAGAA